TGTAATAAAAAATTTGACTGCCAAACGGATTATTAATATTGAACGCATCGTATTCACGCATCTTTTCTTTGTAATCATTCCAATCATTTTTAACGTAAAATTTCTGCAAATCTTTTGACACCCTTACTTTATGAAATTCGATGTGATATATTTCAGCAATCTGCTTTGCACGATTCCAAATAATTTGTAAATAATAACCACGATAAAGTTCATCATCTTTGATACATCTGCGCAGTATATTGTTCCAAGTTTCACCAGCAGAATTAATTATTGATTTTTCTTCAAACCCTTTGCCATAAATGTAATTGCATTTGCTCTTAACAATAGCACCGTGCTTTGGCGAATTGTTGTAAAGACTTAACAAGTATTTTGGATAGTCATTGTCCTTTCCAAATTCAACATATCCTTTGCCTTTCTTTTCAGTAAACACTGGTTGTTGCGCTTGGTCAAACTGTAATACGATGTGTTGGTAATTATTAGCCATTTTTGTTACAAATATTATCCATTATATGTTACGAATGTATTCGATTGTCCATTATATTCATCAGGTGCAAATTCTGTGTTGCTTCTTAAATACATAAATCCTGATTCAAGTAATGGTGTGTTAGGTGTGCCACCAATTGATGCGCAACCATAAATTTTATAATCCCAAAATCCATTATCTAAAGTAGTGAATTCTGTGTTTACATTAATACTAAATTTTTGATATCTTTCTGTTGTAGAAATATTTGTTTTCCAAATTTCTTTTACATCTTTTGTTACACGATTTGTAAATATAAATTTAAAAATAGTAATTACCAATTCAGTATTTTCTGATGGTGTAACGTAAATGTAATTGGTTGTATTTCTTGTTAGTACTATCATAATCAAAAAAACCACCAACTGAATTGGTTGGTGGTTTTCATTTTAGGATTTAATTTTTTTATCCAGCAGTTTCTAATGTCGCAGCAATGTTTGCTGGTACAATCAAGAAATCTTCACGTTCCATTGATGAAAAAGTTAGCATATATCCATTTCTGTCTGCTAAAGCAGTTCCTGAACCACCTTCTGAATTATCAAGTGTTAGACCAAATTCTTGACCAAACATCTTATACAAACCATCACCTTCTTTTACTACGAAAGTAACACGATTTTTTCCAAGTGTAGTTACAATGTTTCTAATTGTTGCGTTACGCTGATTGATTGGGAAAACAACTTGGTGCGTATAATAGAATGTTCCATTTTCTTGAGAAGATGAAATTCCATTGCTTGTATTCGCAGTTCCACGTGGCACTTCAAATTTCCAAAATCTTTTACCAGCATCTTTTCCAATTGCAGTAACAACACCTGATGCAGATGTTACACGGCTATTTCCTGAAGCATCATATAATGCAGAATTTTCGATTAAATAGATAGTTTCAACACCACCTACTGAATCACGACATTCAATCGCATATCCTGAAGTAATTTCACACGGCATATTTTTATTTTTAAATTTTTATTTAAAAAAAAAGGTGGTGTATATTTCACCACCCTTTTTATTCATTAAACCAATTTTATATTCCAGCTACGAAGCTAACACACTCATTTGTAAACGCTACGTTAACACCCATTTTGAATGCAACTCTAAATCTTACATCATTGTTATCTTCAGAATACCACATTTTGTATGAACCTTCTTCATCAATTAAATCAACTGCCATTGCGATGTTAGATAAAGCTATTGCGTAAGCATCACCAGTTCCATTCAAACCATTTGTTGAAACAACTTCAACATTAGTTGCTGGTAAGATGAATGAAGAAGAATTTGCATCTTGTGGATTATAGCTAAACAAATTCAATGCTCTGTAAGCCATAATCAACAATCTATACCAATCATTTCCAACGAATATCTTAACATCACCTTTAGCAAGTACTGCTGCTGGAATTGCTTTATAAATACCTTCAGTTGCTGCTACTACATTTGATTGTGTTATTGTAGTGATTGTTGCAACACCAGTATAACCTGATACGTTTGCATTTACTGGACTACCACCAGCAATCAATTTTTGTAAACCATCAAACTTATTTAAGTTAGCACCACCACTTCCAGTTATATCACCTTGCCAAATTGCAGTTTCTAATTGTGCAGCTATTCTTGCATTCTTCTTATTTAAGTAAGCAGTTTGGAAATCAGCATTACCAAAATCTTCGTATGTGCTACCAGCTTTCAATGCTTCTTGTGTAAAGTATGCTTCTAAATCTTTTGGACAGATTTTTTCTTCTACTTTAATTTTACCAACTGTAATTGTACGTTGTGTAAAAGTAGTTGTTCCTGAAGGGTCAAATGAACAAGAATCAGTTCCAAATACTGCATCTGTATCCATTAAAGGAATTGCAACAACAGATTTAGCGTTTGGTATAACTATACCACCATCTTTAATCAATTGCTGTGTTTTTGCTTCGAATACAGCAGAAGTTAACAATGGTTTTACCAGTTGCTTTGTGTATGAAGTTAATGTACCAAGACTTAATGCCATTTTATTTTGTTTTTATATTTTAACTAAATAGGATATCGTAAGATTTTGATTTCTTTTCTTCTGCGAAACTTGATGAAGATTTTACTGAAGCATCAGGAATACCAGTTGGTGTTTCTGCAAGTGTTTGTGTAAGATTTAATAAACCTTCAATCACTTGTGTTGCTTTGTTTAATCTCACTTCATAATCAGAAAATCTTTGCTCATAAGCAGAAAATTTTGATTCGTAAGATGCAAACTTTTCATTTGCAGCTGATTCAAATGCAGAAAATTTGTTTCCAATTTCATCTGCCATTGGTTGCATTTTTGGTTGCATTTTCTTTGCTTCCGTAACAACATCAGTTTTAATTTCTGTAATTACACCATTATCACCTACAACTATATAAGTGCCATCTGATAATTCGTGTTCGCCAATTGGTGCTGGTACGCCATCTATAGTAACAACTCCACCAACCATTAATTCTGTAATTTGAATGGCAGTACCATCCATTAATGTAGCATCCATAAGTTGAATTGGATTAGCAACGGCAACTGGTGCTACCAGTTCGTTAAAAGTTAAACGTAATTTTTCGATTATTTCTTTTGCACTCATAACATATAATGGATTTAATCTGTGATTAGTTCATTTAATAATTTTGAAATCTCATTCAAAGCATTCTGTTCAGCAGTAATTGGTTCTACATAATCAAACATTCCTTCAACTGAAAATCCTTTATAAGTACCTTTTTTTACTTCTTGCCATACTTCATCATTTTCTACATAAAAACTTCCAAACCAACTACCATCTGCAACTTCTTTAAATTCTGCCATTGGCATTATACCACGTTTTTTATCAACAATAAAAGATTCAAACATTGTTACATCATTAACCCTTTGTTCAGAATCGTGCATCAAATTAACGTGATTCATATATTTCTTTTTAGCAAACTTGATAGCTATCTGCTTAATTGTTTGTGCAGAAAACTTGACATAATGTTCACCAAACTTTTCATTATTGCGATAAATCAATTCATCAGCCAACATTAATGGACCTGATATAATTCTTTGTTCTTCATTTATAATAGCAAAAGAATGTGATTCAAGAAACTTTGAACCAATACCATCTAATTGTGCAATCACATCAGCATTATTATCATAATGTTTATTTATATTCAAATCCTTCACCTTTTGCACTTTGGCAGTATTGCTTCCAGTTGCATAAACTCTTGATTCAGGAATTCCTAAATCAGATGCAGTTGATAGCATACCATCTTTTGAATTTCTTGCTGATATGATATAAACGGTATTGCCTTCTGCAATCAATCTTTTGGCTAATGTCTTACCACGTTCAGTTGATAGTGTATCATCGTAATCAAATGAAATCTTATTATCTGCAAAATGTTCTGACCAAATAGAATTGCATATTGCAACTGCTTGGTCTGAATCTTTACCTTCTTTGATTACATATGCAATACATCGTGGCAAAAATTCTGTTTTATGTTCACCTTTTGATGGTGCAATAAATTCATCTTTGAATGCAATGAAATCTTTCTTTATTGCTGGTTCATCAACAAGTGCTACATAAGATACTTCTGCTTCATTATTGATATCTTCTGAAATCTTTAATTCGTAAATTGGTAATGTCATTTTTATTTATTTTAAGTTAGTTAATTCTTGCTGCTCTGTTTAATCTTCTGATTCTTTCCTGATTGCCTGAAACATCAGATTCAAGAACGAATGCACGATTAGTTGCTGAACCTAATTGATTTATCTGTGATTGATTAAGCATTGTAGTTTGCATCTGTGGTGTTAATGGTGCAGTTTGACCACCAGTAAAAGAATTAGTTGGCATTGCAACATTGCTTCCAGCACCACCACCATTAGGCACTTGTACAGACATAATCTTTTTAACATTCTTAATACCAGTTGCAATTGCTAATCCAGCGTTAATTGGTGCTAATACTGGACCGACAAAAGGAATACCAATAGTTGCTTCATATGCTTTTTGTGCTGATGTAATTGTTGAAATCGTTGCAGATATTACTGCTAATGCTTTACCAACACCAGTTTGTTCGCCAAGTAGCTGTGCTGTTTTCATTAAAGTATCAGCAATCGCATCTGCTGCCTGAACAGTTGCTTCAACCTTCGCCTTTGCTAAATCCTTTTCAGATTGTATTATTGCATTGTTAATCTGTTGTTCCTGAATCGCATATTTCTGTTTTATTTCAACAGTTGACAAACCAGCTGCTTCAGCAGCAGCAATTTCTGCATCACGCTTAACATTTATCTGTTCAATTAATGTTGCAGATTCTTGTTTTGCGATTTCAATTAATCTTTGTGCTTTTGTAAATGCGTCAATCTTTTCTTTTTCAACCAAACCTTTCTTCAGATTATATTCAGCCAACGCATTATCAATCTGTGCATTTTTAGTATCTAACCCACGTTGATTTCGTATCTTATCAATTTCTATTTGTGCAGCATTTTCAGCAATTTGCAGTTCCTGAATCTTTGTTTTCAATTCAATTTCTGCATCTAATCTTGCTTGTGTGCCTTCTTTAGTATTGTCTATATTTTGCTGCAATCTTACAATTTCAGCAGCACGTTCTATCTCACGAATCTTTTGTAATTCTAATGCCTTTGCAAGTTCATCTTTGATTAATTCAGCATCTGCTTTTCTTTTATCTAATGCCAACTGGATATCAGATTGTGAACGAAGTTTGTTTAATTCAAGCAATTCTTTGTTCAATGCAACTGCATTAACTTTTTGCTCTGATTCTAATCCAGTTATTTGTGCTAAAACACCAGCACGTTCATTATATGCTTCTTTTAATGCAACCTGAAATTCAATGCTTGATTTATTAGAATTTAATTCTGCTTGTGCTGCTGCAATCTTTTGGTCAGCCAAAGAAACCATTGCATTCTTTTGTTCTTCTAATACTTTTCCTAAATCTTCATTCGCCTTGATTCTTTCTTCAATAGATTTATTTTCATCATCACGAATCTGCCTTAATTGCTCTGCTTGTCTATCATATTGTTCAACTAAACCTTGAAGTTCTGCTTGTGCAATTTTAGCTGTATTTTTTAAAGATATAATTGCTTTTGAATTCTCATAAATTGCTTTTACATTAATTTTACTTGCACCATCAACAACACCACTAACAACATCACTAACAGATTTAACTGCTTCACCGAAATTGTTGTAAATGTCTTTACCTGATTCAACAGCAGAATCTGCAACTTCTTTTATGTTTGATTTTGTTTCAGTAATTCGTTCATTCAAATCCTTAATAACCTTTGGGTCTTTATCACCAAAAAAAGAATCTTCCCAAGCTAATTGTGCTTCCTGAATAGTTAATTTAATTGCATAAAATGTAAGTTTAAGTGGTGTAAATGCAAGATTGATTGCACCCATTACAACCTTACCCAATGCTTCAAATCCATTTGATGATTCACTTACTTTTGTTATCACATTACTGATTACTTCAACTAATGCACCAAGTACATTTTCAATTGTTGTCATTACAGCACCAACAGCATCAGCAACCTTTTGATTTTTCATTAATGCTTCTTTGAACATATCAAACCCAGCACTAATTACTGAAACAATTCCTAATCCTTTAATCACATCCATTAATCCCTTGTTCGCAGATTGTGATTTCTTTGCCTCTTTCTGATTTTCTTTTAAGCCATCATTTAATTTATTTTGTGCAGATTCAAGTTTCTTTTCTGCATCAGCTAATTTTTTTAAATTATCAGCATATTCATCTGAACCTTCAGAAGAATTTTTTAATGATTCTTTTAACTTATTTATTTCTTCAGTTAACGATTTAACTTCTTTTTCTGCACCAGCAACATCAACATTAATCTTAACTGCAACTTCTGTATTTACTTTTGCCATTTTTTAATATATTGAAATTTCTATTGTTGTTTCCTTTAAAATATCATCAGATTGCGTTGAACCATCAGATAGCCAAGTTCTTAAATTAACATTGCTGTTATCTGTTTTATACAATGAAAAATATCTAATAACATTTGAATCAACCATTCCAATTGAACCTTCAATTTTTGGCATATTGCCAATAAACGCATTAGTTAGATTACCATTGTAATTACCAATACCTAATCGTGTCCAAGTTATAGTTCCAATTGTGTTAAAGTAAGTTGTTGTAACAAGTGGCGCATCAGTTCCTGATTGTGTTAATCCAACAATGTATTTTTTGTTTAACTGCAAAACTTCAAATCCATTTTCAGTTATAACTAATGATGAACCTACTGTTCCAGTTATATCTTGCCATACACCATTGAAATTGTCAAAATATTTTATAATCATTTTAATATGTTGTATAAATAACACGAAGTAATTGTACTTCGCAAATGTTGTTATCTGAATAATCCACAATTTTTATTAATCTATAAAGGACACCATCAACAAATACAAATCTGCCAAAATCAAGATTGTAAATATCTGATTCTTTAAATTTCATTTTGCAAGTGACTAATCGTGAATCCTTATCAGTAATTTCAGCAATATAACTGGAATAGTATGCATTGAATAGATTATTAGATAATGCTCCTGATACCAATGAAAAATATAATTCTTTAGGAATACCAAAATTCAAATCTGCATTAGGAACATCAGGGTCATCAAAATGCCCAGCGTAACAATATCTTGTTTGAGTTGACAATACAGTTGTATTATTAAGTATTTTCCAAGAATCAACACCACTTATAACTTTAACTTGCAAAATCCTGATTACTGATTCAACTGAATCTTCAACATTATTATTTAATTTAAAAATAGAAGAAACTATTTTATCACGATTAGCATAACCAACTAATGGTGTTGGTGCAAATATTACATCAGTTGTTTCTGTATCCTTTGCAAATTCAAGTTGATTATCATAAGTTCTTGTGCCATAAGTTTCATTGTACTGCTTTTTATATTTGTCGTTATAATAATCAGTATCATCTTTATATTTTAACGTATAATATCTTGCAGATACTTCTGACATTGGTTTGATTTTTATAGGTTGATTTCTATCAACTTTATCAGACCAATCTAAATATGTGCTGCTATTTGTATTGTAAAAATCAACATTAGGTTCTATTATCAAATGTCTATCAATAAATTTATCTTCAGTAACCATCAGATTAAACATCTTTAAAATAGATGTAAAAAAATCTTTTTGAAGTACATTTTTTGGCAATAAATCATTCATCTTAATTGTATCACCTAATTGATATGGTATATTTTCAGCACCTTCATTTTCAATCAAAATACTTGCACCTGAATTTATAGTTAATGATGCACTACCTGAAAATGGATTATAATTTATTGCGTAAACTAATGAGAAATTATCATTTTGATTTAATGTAATAATCCCAGTTGATGTTGCATTATATGTTCCAACATTTGTCTGAATATTGCAAACTTGTCCATTTGTTGTATTAAAATAAATAAATCCACTTCCTGATGTTCTTGAAAATGTATAGTTTAAATTAATTGTAATTTTTATTGTTATTGGATTTGTGCCAGTATATTGAAATGAACCAGTTGTTGAATTGTAACTAATATTTGCAGCTAAAGTTGGACTATTGAATAAAACATTCTTTTGATTTGCAGTACTTGGATTTATAGTTTGATTTGTATTAGTTGAACCTGATACATAATTTACAGAATTTTTTCTTGATAAATTTTTATAATTATTTGGAACAATTAACCTTCTGAAAAAATTAGTATTAAAAAAGTTTGATGAAAATGTATATCCAGCATCTTTAATTATTTTGCTTACTATTTCTCTAACAAAGAAAGCTGGTCTAAATGCTTTTAATTGATAATCTTTTTTTGATAAATATGTTGGATTGTTTGTTGGAATATCATAACTACAATTGCCATAATCAATCAATGGATAAATGTAACCAATACCAAGCAAACGATTATATGTTAATGTAAAATTGCTGTCTGTTTCATTTACTATATTTTCAGCAACAGTTATTTCTGTATATCTAAAAATACTTATTGGCTGAATGAATATATCAGTAATTGTAAAAGTATTATTATTTGAAGCAGTTCCAGTTAATGAAAATGTTGCACCAATTTGAAGATTTAATATTTGTCCTGATATTTTAATTTTTTTAGTTGATGCAGTAAATGTTGTTGAAGTTGTTATTGGATAAATAATAACATCATCCCAAGTTGATAGAATATTAGTAATATTATATGTATGGTCATAATTACTAAAATCTAAATCATCAACACCATTATCATTATCAGTTAATTTCTTTGCACCTACTTTTGAAACAAAGCCACCAAGTTCGCCAAATAAAGCAACTTCATAATCAATGTTGTCACCATCTATTACAATTTCAAGCAATCTTAATACACCTTTCATTACTTGCATTCCATTTATTTCAATTCTTGCTTTAGCTGATTTTGATGCATTAAAATTATAAAGAACATTGCTTTGCGTATCATCAGTAAAATTGCTATTTGAAAATTCAAATATATTCCCAAGTAAACGATTGTTATTTGCAGTTGCTGGAAGTATAATCGTTTTGCTGAATGAAGTTGATTTGCTATCAAGATTGTTTAAATCGTCAACAGCAAATGTTATCTGCTGCGAAAAATCTTGCTGAATATCAAGTTCGTTATTTTCAATAAATAATCTTGTCATCTTCTGTATCCGTATCTTGTTTGATTCATTGCAATATCAATTTCAAATGCTCTTAAGCCATTATTGACATTCTTTGAATATTCGTAATTAGTATTTATAATTGAAACTGGATAAAATGCACCATCAATTTCAGCATAAATCTGTGGTGATATTATTAGTTCATTTAGCCATTGATATTCTGCATCTGTTGGATAATTCATTGTTAGCTTATATTTCCAATCTATTTTGCTGCCATAATTAATTGATGATTCATTATAAACATTATTTGAATCATAATATTTTACAGAATTTCCATTGAATGAATAATCACGTTTTGAATATGTTTTTCTTTCTAAATCCATTGACAACTTGCTGACTAAATTAAAACTTGCTGTATCAAACATTCCCCAAGCATTCATAAAATGCAAATTGATTGAATCGTATTTATTATTACATAAAAGATTCACCTGAATAAAACTGCTATTTATTCCATTTTCAATTCTTACTTTATAATACTTTACAAACGAATTAATATCATTAGAACCAATTGTTTGATTTATAGCTGATGCTCCAATATCCATTTGAACATAACCATTACTTGAATAAGTATTATTGCCATATCCACTTGACAATAAATTATTATTTTCTCCATATGCTTCAAAATATAAATTAAGTGTTCCAGTTCCTTTATAACCTATTAATATTTTATCTGTAATTTTTGCATTAATAATCTTTGGTCTGTTTGAATACCAATTATTTGAAATCAAAGTTTGTTGCCTTCTTTTGAAAACAGATGGAATATAATTATAAGCAGTTGTATTTCCTGATGCAAGATTTAGCGTTGTTATTCCACTAAAATCTTCACCAACACTTACTTGATATGTTAAACCAATTTGACCACTTGTACTTGGTTGATTTATAAAACTTTTGCTATTATTAGCAACTGGCTGAAACCAATCAAAGGTGATTTCATTGCGTACAACTTGTGATGCGTTGAAGTATCCTTTTCCATTTAATGGGTCAGAAAATACCTTGCTGCGTATTAACTGCTGTCCGTTATAATACACATCGTACACATACTTAAAATCAGTTTGACCTGAATTAGATGATGTTGCAATGTGCCATAAATCATCCTGAATCGAAACTTCGCCTGATGGCGAAACAAAACTAATTGCCATTACTTAAATAATTTTACTGAAATATTAAATGCAAATTCATCTGCAATTTTTGTTTCCAAACCTTTGAACGATTCATCAATTGGTTGCTGAAGAAAATTTGTTGTCTTGATTCCGAACCTACGAATCAAGTACATTAACTTATTTACTTTAGCATCAATCAACGATAACTTCTTTTTCTCACCACCTACTGCACCATATTTTCTAATATCACTAACACGAACCTTTGCTTTGCCTGATTCAATGTATTCCTTTATACTTCTTCTAAATTCGCCATTGCTTGATGTCTTTGCTGGATTACCATATGAATAAGGTGATGATGGTGCATTCTTACTGCTTCCCCAACCTTTGACACCCTTGTCAACAAATTTTGCATATTCAACAACGTGAATATCTAATGTTTTACTACCATCACTTTCTTCAATTAACTTAAAATATAAGTTATCATCAGATTGCATTCTACCTGATGCAGTTACCTGATGTGTTTTAATTGATGCAACAAGATTCGTCTTAAACTTATTCGCATACTCAATCAAAATAGCATCAACGCCTTTCATATCAATCTTTTGATACTGACTTGTGCCAGTATCATTTAAGAAATCAAGATTAACCTTTTGCGATTTATTTATGTCCATTTTTCTTTAACAGTCTTTTTTCTTGTTCTTCATCAATTCTGCGTTTCATTTTTAAATAACTTAAATCGTTCAGAAACTGAAACACGCCTAAATCCCACACTTCATTTATGCTGATATTTTCAAATTCTGAAACCATCTTTGCGTTATATAACCAACCATAACTTCGTGTAAATTCATTAGAATTGTTTCCATCTGATTCTTCATCGGTGTTATGCTCTTGAAATAGATAGGTGAATTTTGAATTGATTTGCTGAAAACTGCGTAAAAAAAAACACACGATTGATATGCAGCAGCAAAATCATAATCAAGCATTTCATCTGATAATTTACTATGGTCTATTTTTTTATTGGTATTTACGAAACCTTTGTATGTGAATCTAACTGGTGTACACATTGTAGCCATAATGCGATTCATATTACCGATTATGTCTTGCGAAAATGTAGCAATCTCAACATACTTACCAGCGTTCATTGGTGGCTTTGCTAAGTTATAATTCAATCTGTACAAATTACCATTTAATTTGATTATTGATTTTGATTTACTTTTTTCAGTTTGCTTATTAAATTCTTGAAACGCACCATTGATTTTATCAACAAGTTTAGTTCTCTTTTTTTCAGGCATTGCATCAACTTGTTCTTGTGTCTTGCCAGTAAGACATTGCACCAATAACATTGACTTTTCAACTTCAGTACCTTCGATTTGACTGATGTTGTAAAGTTCTTGAAATTTTCCGATTGAAATCTTCATACTATATAATGGATTTTTTTTGAAAAAATATATTTGCAATGTATGATATAACCATCATTATCCACAAAAACAAACGTAATGTAGTATATAACCTACATTATATGAAACGATACACACCTGAATACTTATGTTCATTCATACACTTGACAGCTAAAGCCAAAGCATTAACGCAATCATCGTGAAATCCTGATGGTGCATTATACCTTACACCAGTTGCTGTAAATTGATATTCAAACACATCAAGTTCTTCTTTGATTGCTCCTGCAGGATAAAATACTTCTTTCTTGTGTATTTTAGAAGCAAGTAGTTCCATCAGTTGTTGTTTGCTTGATGATGTGTACTTAAACCCATACATTGAATTAAAATGCTTCTGCAAATCTTCTGTGATAGCATCACCAACACCAGTTGAATCAATTACTATTGGTTTGTTCTTATCTAATTTAATAATCTGTTCCTTTGTTGACTTCCAATCCTTTTGAAATCGTTCATAATGTGAAACGCAACCATCAACATCAAGACCGATTATAACTGACCAGTCAAATGATTTTGCCAAATCAATTCCAAAATACATTGCTTCTTTATTTGATTGTTGTCTTACACAATCATTAATGTGATTGCTGCCGAAAGGATTAGATGCATTTTCCATTGCATCTGCAAGATATTCTTGTTCGAATACTGCTGCTGGTATTTGATTCTGTGCATCAAGTATTTCGTGTTTATCAATGTAAGGATTATCGAATGTGGTAAACTTAAATGATTCCCAATCTGTTTCACGTGAAACACCTTTAAGAAATAGCGAATAGAAATAGTTTTTCCCTTTTGGTGTTGATAAAAATAATGCCTTACCAATATAATCGGTTAAAGTTGGTCTGATGCTATTTAACCAGCCATCTTCTAAATCAGGAATGTATGATGCTTCATCAATAACAACCAAATGAAATTTGCGACCACGTAAAGAATCTAACCGTTCTCCAGTAAAGAACATTACCTGACCATCATTTGGAAAGTTAATAATCAAATCTGATTTGTTATTTTCAAATGGAACAACCTTTATAAGTTGATTGAAGAATGTTTTGGCTAACTGATAAGTTGGAGTAATATAAGCAACAGTATTTCCGATTAATGCTGCATTGATAATTTCTATCTGTGATAGTTCTGATTTACCAAATCTTCGACCACAACACACAACACGATATCTTGAAGTTGAATCAAGAATCTTTTGCTGGTTAATATGTGGTCTTGGTAATTCAATTCTCATATTTAAGGGA